GGTTCGTCTCCTGCAGCTCGGACATATCGTTCATAGCCGAGTGTTGACGGATCATCAGCTCTTTGATGATCGTCTCAGGGTCGCTTTGGAACTCAGGCTCATCAATGTCGTAACTGAAATTGACGGTCTGCTTACGCCATGGAACCGTACCAGTCACCATGATGTCTTCAACCTTGGTGATATCTTCGGCGTACATATCAGTATTCCGGGCATTGCCCATGTTCTTGACTTGCACGCGGAAGCTCAACTGGGTGCCGCCACGTTCCTCGACACCCATGGTCTTTATCATGTCCTGGGAGCAGTAATTCTGCTTGTCCATGGATATATCAGTCCACTTGCCTTTCTTGAATAAGGGAAGTGTTGTCTGAACCAAGTCATCCAGCGCATCTGGGGACAACGGAGGAGCATTAGCCATTTCGATCTCCTAAATCCTAAAGTTGTGTGGTTGCTCCAAACCACGAAACAGTAAATGTGTTAAAAGTCACCAGCCTGCATTGTCTAAAATTGCCCGCACGTCGGGGTGTTGAACGATTTCCGCAGCTGTCATGTCGCCATCAGGGCTCTTAGCCGCGAACGTGCCATTCGCCATTCGGCGTGGTGAACTACGCACCCTTCGCCGGCTGTTTGACTGGGCCTTCAGAGTATCGGGGCGGCCCGACAGCTTTGTCTCCCCGGCGGGGGTTCCCGCGTCACGGCCAAACGTCAAGTTGTAAGCCCGGCGAATGACGGCAGATAGCGGCACGTCCTTCTTGCCGCGGCCTTCCAGGTCTTGACTGATCTTGAGAGATTGATCGAGCAGCACCTGCCGGCGGTGTGCGTTCTCTTCCGGCAATTCAATAGCGTTGCCCTTGTCATCCAAGCTGTTGCCGAAGAACTCCGGGTCCAGCTCGTCCACGATGTCGTGGTAAGTATTGATTTGATTTACTTCTTGCTCGCGGGCCTGGTTGCCATAGTATTGATTAGCCTGATTCTCCACGCCGCCGAGCTTGTCCAGCAAGCGATTAAGCGTCTCTTGCTGGTATTGCATCACCTTGACAGCGTCTGGGTCCCAATCCGCAAATTGCTCAGGATCAAGCTGCCCATTCTCAATGCCTTCGGGCTCGTCGATGTCTTTGAAGAACCGCTCTCGAAATGTGCCAGAGTCAGGCTCGGCGGCCAGCTCGGGTGCCGGCTCAACCGGCTCGGCCGGCTCTACAGGAGCAGCCAGCGAATCCGGGTCGGCTGCATCGCCCTGCGCCGAGAAGTCGTCATGCCCGAATATCGTGCGATCGTAGAACGCACCAAACCTCTCCAGCTCGTCAGGCCCCGACAACTTGGCAATCTCTTCTTTGCCCAAGCCGTAGGTTTCGCCCAAGCCAACCAGCTCTTCCGTTGCCCACTCAGGCATAATCTCGCCGGCAGAAACATCTTCGACGCCCGCTCCTGACTCCGCACTACTGCTGGCCTCGTCTTCGGGCGGAGCAACTTCGTCGGGATCCTCGCCGGCAGCAATCGCTTTCATGCGATCGGTGATCTCGACAGGCCCCGCGTCTTCGACATCTTCGGCCGGAACGTCAGGTTCGGTTGTGGTAGGTTCTTCGGACATTGAAATGCTCCATCGTGCTCGGATTGATGTTTCCGTACATCACTGAAACTACGCTCCCAATAAGGTGGGTCAACTATGTATTTTTATTAGGGAACCTAGAAAGGACCTGCGACTGGCTCCGTAAAACCTGCTCCGGCGTCAAGCCGTGCCCGCTTCCATTGCGGCTACTGCGATCGTGCATGTGGAGATGGCCAAGATATGACGCCTTGGTTTCAGGCGTCATGTGCGCCTGGTAGAACTCGGGAACCATGGGATCAGGCTTGAAAGTCACGTCATAGCCATGCGATAAACAGTCCTGCCGGGCCGCGTCCACCTGGCCAAAGCCGACGCCCAAGGCATCGCTGACAATCATACCCGACTTGTTCATCTCGATTGCCCGCTGCTTGGGCTGCTTTTTCTCCGCGGGACGCTGGTAAACAGCTGAGACAATCTTTCCGTCAATACCGATCTCAATGCCGCCAGACGGATCACGGTTAATCATCGTCTGGTAGTCTACCTCGATAATCTCGCCGGTGTCTTCACGCTTAAAGAAGTGTTTCATTAGTAAGCTCCTGCTCCGTTGCTGTCGCCGTTCGCACTCGCTACGCCGGTCCAGTTCTGTTGGCTTTGTATTCGCTTGCCTTCCTCAGTTCCTCCGTTGGACACGGACTGCCGCACATAGTTCCGAGTAGTCTCGCCTTGCTTTGAACGTGTGCTTGTTTTCGGCTGGTCTTCTTTACCTTTCACATCTTTATCGAACCTCACGATCTGGTGAAGTTGCGGTATGTTAAGCATTTCAGCGTAAATATCAGTGAGCCGCGAGAAGTCGATTTGCCCGCCTTGCTGGGCCACCTGTTCCTGGAGGGGGAGGTAGACGTTCTGCAGTAAGCCATTGATAGCCTGCACCTTTTCAGAGGGCGGCTGGAACGCCATGGAATGCGTGGCGACTTCCAGGTTGTATTGGATGAAGTTACCTTCGCGGTCGCCCGGCTTCCAGCTCGAATCAACCTGCTTGCCCTGCTGGCCGGCAACGGGGATCGTACTGGCGATTTCCTTAAACTCGTCGGCCCACATCAGTTGCCCGAGACCCGAAATAAGCTGGTTCGTAGCTGCAAGGACGCGTTACTGCAATGCACCGCCGCGGCGATTGCTAGCACCGTGGATCAACTGCTCCTGGCCAACTGTGTCTGTCTGAGCACCCAGGCCAAGCATAGCCGTGATGTTGCCGCCTTGCGTGTCGAGCATTCCCAATGTGTCTTGCAAGAACGCTTGCAAGCTCGGGTCAATGCCGCCGAGCTGCCGAGGTACAACGCCATCAGGGTTATCCGAGCAGACCAAATCTCCATCGTTTGCTTGCTGACCCCTTTTGGCATCTTCCTCTGAACCAGGTGCAAAAAAGTTGACGTTCTTGGCTCGCCGGGCCTTGTTCGCCTGCTTATTCATTATCAAGTTAGCCAGGCGGTCGAGCGGTTCTATGTCGCCCGCAGTGCTGGTCGGCATGACCTCGCCCGAAACCTCATCCAACTGCAGCAAGACAAAAGGCCCCAGTTCAGGACCTTTCCACGGAAACCCGCCCAGTGGGTTCGGCCTGATTTCAAACGTGGAGCGGTCCAGGACTGGGAACGTCTTGATCTGACCCTCTTTGGCGATCCAGATGTCGGCAACGTCAATCGGCGGATCGTACTCAGACTGGTTGACTTCTGCTCCGCCAATCAGTTCATCCGCCCGATGGCCCTGGCCAAGCCGGCTGCGGTCAGGCGTCAGCGTGTCAGCAACCTTCTTGTCGTACATGCCGTCTTCAACGCCCTGCTTGAGGTCGTCCATTGTGATCTGGTACATATCACCCTGGAACCTAGCGGCTTCGATGTTCGATGCTGTTACGTCATAAACGTAATCATCAAGCAGGACATTGCTGGCAAACGGTGAGCCGGGGTCCATGGACAGGTCGCCTTCATTGGCGACGTAGCCGGAGTCGGCCAGGTGCAACTTGCACACCCCCATGCACATAAACGAATCAAAGATCCATCGTCTTAGCGTTTTCTCAATAACGATCTCTTTAAGCAGGTTATTGAGATTGATCTGGAAATGATGCGAAAACGCCGTCAACGCCAGGTAATCACTAGAGATGTTTACGTGCGGCCGACTGCCGCCCAGCAATACCATGTGAGCGATGACTGACTGGCGGACTTTATTGAGATACTTAGGCAATCGCTTTTGAGCGGAGCCGTAAGTCGGGCCGACATAGGATTCGACCATCTTGCGGTTCAGTGATCGGAAGGGATCGAGAGCCATGTAACTGCTCTTGATTGCGTCTCGTAGCGAACCGTAGCTGCTGTCGCCCGTTGCTTTCGTTGTACCGGAGCCCTCGCGGGCTCGCATATGCACGTCGCTTTGTTTAGGACCCATCGCTTTGCCTTCCATGGCGATCTTTGCAACTACAGCCAGGAGAAATCCCGAGGGGATGTTGGCTGCAGACCGCAGGATACGCGGTAACGCATCACAGAGACCTTATCCCATGTTCCTGGGGTGTGGGGTGTAGGGAACTTCGACTCCGGCGCGTCCTCTTCGATCGTTTCGCCGTACTCATCATCTAACTGGCCACGCAGTACCCGTTTCCGGTTGGCGCACATCACGCACGGCAGATAGCCAATCGCGTTGTGGCATTCCCGGCAATACAACGTATCCCAAAAAACGCGACTGCGGATGCTCACTGAAGCGCTGAGATCCAAGCCCTCCGCCAATACCCTTTTGAGCACGGGGTGACTGCTGGCTCGGCAACGGAATAGAAAGTCCGCTACGTCCGACTCCAAGAGACCGAGGATCTTGCTTATCTCTGCTTCGCTCTTGATCTTGCATGCTGTTAGTATTCCCAATATAAACCTTGACTCAACCGTCAAATCGTCCTGGCTTGTCGGCATTCCCTTCCACGCCTGGAATATAGTAATCATTTCTTGCTCCTCTGGGATTTAGGTCCATCCAGCCAGGCCATCTTCTACCTCAACATCAATAAGCCAGCCAGCCTCGCCTTTCTTGTCGTCCTTTTCGTATTGCATCTCCCGCCAAGCCAATGTTCCAGACGGCGGATCCTTCGACAATCGCGTTGTCTCCTCCTTCTTGGAGACCTTGGGCCGGTCCTTCATCGCCTGGATTGCTACTCCAAAGCCGATGACACGGTCGCCGTGATTGTCTGCTGTCTCACTGGGATTCGATGTACCGACCGACTTCACATGGACGATCTTCTCGCCGTCTAGTACGTACTGCGAAGTCTCGTTTGCCAGCTCCGGCGAACGAATGATGTAATCGCCCACGCATACCCCGTTGCGAACACCGCCAAACAGAACACTGCGAGTCTCCCGGTTGGACAGCCAGCCAGGCTTAGTGCGATGCTTTCGCTGCTTGCTTCGTCGCCAGAGTATTGTTCGCATGTAGATATTCGGGTACATCTGCTCCAGGACTCGCCGGCCGAACTCGTTGCCGGGTCCGTTCGACTCCCAAGCCAAGTAAGCGTTGAAGAACAGTTTGGAAAGTGCGATCACCATATCGGCAAACTCAGTCGGGCGGACAATACACGTAGCGATCTCAGCAACCTGCTCGCCCGTGTTCTGATCCAAGACAATCGCCGTAGAGTTAGACGTGTAACTCCCCCCGGTGCCCGTAGATATATCGCAACCTATCACGTAGTCTCGGTGCGGCGGCATGCCCATGTGATCTAACTCGCACCACAGTCTGCAATCTCCGCCTTCTACTGATTCAAACTCTGGCGTTAAATCCTCTGTATCAAAAATGATCCGGCCGACCTGCCGGGATGGCTGCGTGTAACGATTGGCAGCTTTGGCGAACGTGTCGCCGAAGTAGAGCGTTGTGCTACCTCCGTAATCTATGTCTAACTCTTGAGCAATCGACGAAGGAGTAGAGCCAGGGCGATCGCACTGCAGGTCATACCATTCGCTGCGGACACTCTTCGTCAGATTAAACCCCTTACGCTCTAACCGTCGCCAGCGATCCTTAGCTTCCGGCGTGGGCGGGTCGTAACTGCCTGGCAGTGGGTTTTCACTAGGTTCTACTGCGACAGGTTTTCCATTCTCGAAGCGATAGAGTCCACGGTTCTTGGAAATGTTTTTGGACCAGTGGACAGT